CTAGGTCGGATAGTTCGTTGCGTGCGTCGATCTTCAGCTCTTCGATCGATTTGGCCATCTGTACCACGGTGGCCTCGATCCGTGCGGACTGGATCTGCATCGAGATCAGCAGACCGCCGATGGCGATCATGCCAGTAGCTAAGACGGTGGGCAGCGAGGCGGAGAAGACGCCACCTACGCTCTGTGGTTCTTCAGCCATCGCTGTGGCGACTTCCATCCCATCCATCGTAGCGATCGAACGGGTCCGGCCTCCCCTGCAGGATGACCACCGCACGGCGATAGTAATGGTTGTCCGTCTTTCCGACACGCTCGAGGTGGTCGCGAATCTTGCGCCAATTCTCGAGAGTGTCGCGATCCATTAGCGGCCTTGCCCCCGCAGTGGCTTGCGGCCGCGGCGCCGTGGGCGGGACTGCTGTCCATACCCTTGGCGCGTGGTCTTCGGTGGTCCCGGCTGATGCTCGATGCGAGCGGTGCCGGTCTTCGACTTCACTGCCATGGCACACCAGCAGCCTGCGTCGGATGCCGCTGTTCATCGAGTTGATGCTGCAGGGCACCCTCGATCTCGGTCACCTTCTCAGCGCCGAAGTTGTCCTTTACCCAGCCGATCACCATCTCCTCGGTGAGATCCGCATAGGGGATCAGCTTGTCGGGGCGCTCGAAGCCAAGACTGCCATAAGCACCACTGCTGTAGGTGCCGTCTTCGGCAGAGAGCGTCCAGTGCGCCGTCAGAACGAATCCATCGGCGGTCTCTCTTTCGAGGTTGGCAATCCGCCAGGTGAAGGTGGTGCTAGGGGTTGAGGCTTTGGCCATGGTGGTGTAATCCGTGGGTGAAGTTTAGGGGAGGTGGCAAGTGAAGGCACTGCCGGATCTCCTCCTTGCGCTGTTCGATGCGCTCCCGACGCTCAAGACCGAAGCCCTTGGTGAGTTCCGAAAAGGAGCGCGTCATCTTGCCAAGGTGAGATGTGAGTAGGACTACGCGCCCTTGAGAGCGGCTACTTCGGCTTGGAGTTCAGCAATAGCTTCACCCTGCCGTTTGATCAGGTTGAGCAGGTGAGGGACAAAACGGTCGTAAGCTACGCCTTCTGGCTCAAGATTTCCGTCTTCTTTCTGCTCAAAGAGGCAAAGCCTTGGATCTATTTCGGCTACCTCTTCTGCAATAAAACCCCACCATCCATAATTAGGGTTGTCATTGGCACACGTTGAACGATACCAAACAGGCCGACAGTTCAGCAGAGCATCTGAGTAGGAGTCTTCAATGGTCTCAACATTCGTTTTGTATTTAATTGACGAAGTAGACCGCTGAAGAATGCCCGTAGATGCAACGTTAACGTTCGCAGCAACAGCGGTGGTTTCGTCGTACCAAGAGGGTGCAGATACGCGACCACCACTCGCAATCCTCATCCGCTCCGTCGGGCTGCTCGCTCCATCGGCGGTAGTGGAGAACGTTAATCTCCCTGGGTAGTCACCCGAACCACCGGATCCGGCAGTGCCATCTATCCGCGCTTCGATGGTTGCAAACTCATTGCCTGTATTGTTTGTGAAAGTAATTACGCCTAACGCAGTTGCGGAGGCTGTTGGATCATTGCCTGGCCGCAGATTGATAATTCCAGCATCAGTCGAAGATGCGCTTGAACCAGAAATCGCAAGCTTCGCAATCGTTGCCCAGGTTCCAGCTGCGCTAGCGGCGGAAGACGTGCCAACTAAAAAACGACCTGAACTATCCAGTCGCGCTTTTTCTGAACCGGCAATTCTTAGAACAACACCCGCCCCACTTCCGCCACCTACATAAAGAAAGCTTTGCGGCTCAATGTTTAAATAGCCTGTTGTGGTCGAAAGATTGGACGATTGCTGAAAATCCATATTCCCACCCAACGAAAGAGTCGAGGTGGGCACAGTAGAGCCAATCCCTACTCGGCCTGAGGTATCAATAGTCATCCTTGTTTCGGAGGATGTAATGCCATTGGTTGTAAAGGCTAAGGCTTTGCCAGAGCCAAGAAATACTTCATTACCAGAACCAAATGAACCAAATGCGCCGGTTACGGTTCCGTCGAAATAACGAATCTGTCCAGCACCGGAGGTAGCGACGTGTAGCGCAGCACTAGGACTGCTAGTCCCCAGACCTACCCGCCCACTGGAGTCAACAAATACGCGACCAGATCCGCCGGTCGTGATTGCAAACTGATCAGCGCCGGGGCTGTAGATGCCGGTATTGGTATCGCCGGTGAAGTAAATGGCCGGGCTGGCTGCACTGGCGAGCGGGATGCCAGCGCCAGTGGAGATCGTTGCGGTCGGGATGGTGACCGTGCCGGTGAAGGTCGGGCTGGCCAGCGCCGCGAGGCCGAGGTTGGTAGCAGTCAGATCGCCAACTGTGATGAAGGAGCTGTTCGCACCATTGCGCAGCTTCAGCAGGTTGGTGCTGGTGTCCGCCCACCACTGATAGGCGTAGGTGGTTGCCGGGGCGCTGGCACCGCTGTTCTGGCTGACGATGGCGGCCAGTGCGTTGTTGAGATCGGAACGGACGGCAGCTCCAGTACCGTTAGCGATCACATAGTCGTGCTGAGCCATCAGACTTTCAGGCAATGCCTAGATTCTTGCAGGATTTAGGCCGCCTTGCCATATCCGACAGCGGACCATGCGAAGTTCCTGTCGACTGCGGTGTCAGCGCTGTTTCTGAATGTGACCGTGAAGCCGGTGCCGCTGACGCCAGTCACCACGAAGTAGTCGCCGGTGGCCATGTTCTGAGCAGTTATGCCTACGCTCGGCAGGCTGCTGTTGACGCCGCCCAGCGCAGCGGTGCCAGTGAAGAACGGCTTGTCGAACGTGACCGTCTTGGCACCAGCCCCGCTCGCGATGCTGCCCACGCTCTGCTCCTGCCGCCGCTGGAAGGTGGCCTCGTAGCCCAGCTCATCGATCAGGATGTTCTGCGCAATGTCATTGCTAGTTAGCTCGCTCTTGAACTGGAAGCCGCGCCCCTTGAAGGTTCCGTTCACGAACTCCTGCCAGCTCGCCCATGTGGGCGTACCGCTGGGATCGTCGCTGGTGCTGCGCAGGTAGAGCTTGGCATTGACGCCAGCCGCTGCAGTGCCATCCCAGTCATCCCAGCTATCAACCTCTCCGGTGCGGCTATCGATCAGATCCGATGGGAAGTAGGCACGGGTGACGAAGAAGCGCTTCAGGTCGAGGCTGTAGGCAGAACCCAGATCCAGCGTGCTGTTGAACTGATAGGTGCCGCTGCTGGCCACATCGCCAAGAATGTCGAACGATGTGATCGCATCGAAGTCGGCGATGCTGTCGATCGTGCCTGTGCCATCCAGCGTCAGAGCGTCGTACTCCTCGCTGTAGAACACCGTGGTCTTGCTGCCTTGGAATGGCGGCACATCGGCATCTTCGCGGCGTGACTGCACCAGCAGATTGCCCAGCGTGTCGGGCAGGTCCACGATCACGCTGGTTTCGGTTGCTGACTGGCGGCCGCCATCGTCCTCGAACTTGACCAGCACCTCGCCTTCCACCAGCGGGATGATCGCCTCGGTGGCACTACCGGCCTTGGCCTCCACCAAGTCGACGCTGTTCGCCCAGGTGGCGGTGCCATCGGTCAGATTGCTGTGGCGGATGTGGACCCGACCACCGATCTTCACGTCGAGATCAACAGTCGGATTCCACCGCAGGCGGCCGGAGTTGGCGCTGATCGCCTCGAAGGTGAGGTTCTGCACATTGCCCGGCACTGCCGTCTTGCCGACCGCTGCGAAGCTCAGCGATGCAGGCGAGATGCTTGGTGCACGCGCACCGTTGAGGCTATAGACCCGGATCTCGTAGGTCTGCGCAGTGGTGTCGAGGATCTCGTAATCAGTACGCGGCACACTAACCGTCGTCCAGTTGCCATCCACCGGACGCCATTGCACTCGATACTCAGAGACACCGACCACTGCGCTCCAGCTCACAATCAACTTGACCCGTGCTTGGCCGTTGCTTTCGTAGATCGTCTCCGATGCCGATAGGTTGGTCGGTGCAGGGCGTGGCTCATTGAGCTGCGTGATGTCGCGGGTTTCCAGCTTGAAGCCGCGCTCGACGTAGTTGTATTTGCTGGCGTTGTACGCGATCGCGGTGACTTCGTACTGAACGCGATCGATTTCGCTGATCGTCAGCACGCGCCAAGTGCTGGTCTCGACGTTGCTGTTGCTCAGCACCCAGATGCTATTTGCGTTCGGTGCAGTGCTGAAGGCGGAGGAGACGGTGATGTTCGCGCCAGCGATGCTGCTGATCGCCTTGGTCTCGACGGTGCCATCAGGCAGGATCACCGATAGGGTCGCGCTGCCGGTGGTCACCAGATCGGTCTCGGCGGTGTCGTCGACCGTGATCACGGTGGTGGTGGCTGTTGCGATGCGGCCACCGCGGCGCACACCAGACTTCACCGGATCAGCGATCTCGATCACTTGGCCTGGCCGCACCAGCACGCCGGCATCCACGGAAGTCTTGAAGGAGACCACCTCGGTTTCGTACTGCTCGGTATAGAGCAGCCACTCACCAAGGCGGGCAGCTTGGCCGCGACTGGTGCAGGCAAAAGCTTTGATGTTGGTGGTGATCACGCCATACTTCGCGATGGCTTCCTTGTCCTCCACCACCTCGTAGGCAATGTCCTGCGTCTCGAGATCGAGGTAGCTGATGATCGCGACCGTGTGCCTGGTCTTCAGGTCCGAGCCGGTGTAGGTGAAGCCATCAGCACTGACATTGGCCAGCGTGAATAGGTAGCTGGCATCGGTCGGCTTGTCCTGGCTGATGGTCAGGCTGCCCGTGCTCCAGTACGGCATCACCCGCATCACAGAGCACAGATCGTTGATCAGTTTGTAAGCCTCCTCCTGGTTCTGGATCAGGGCATTGCAAGAGAAGCGCGGCTCGGTGCCACCGAAGCCATCGTCGACGCTGCTGGATGCGTACTGGCTGGCGGAATAAAAGGCGAACTTATCAAGCTGGCTGGCGGTGATGTGATCGCCCAGTCCCCAGCGGGTATTCGTGAGCAGCGCGTAGAGGATCCAAGCTGGATCTGAAGTCCAGACCGCAGCGCCGAAGGTGCCATCCCATGCGCCGGCGTAGCTGATGGCGCCAGTGGTCTGATCCACAGTCCCGTTGCTCGGGATCTGCACCTTCATCCCGCGGACGCGATAGGTGCGGCTGGGGATGCTGCTGAACTGCTCAGCATCAAGGCGCATCGCAACCAGTGCGCTGTTGGGATATTTCAGTTTCTGCTCAGTGATTTCGGTGTAGCTCGACCAGTAGAAGTCGTTGAGCAGGTTGGTGTCGAGGCTATCGGCGGTGACGCGCACCACGCGCACATCAATCGGGAACGCCCCGGTGAAGCTCACCTTGTAGTCCTTCTGATATTGATCTGCAGATCGGCCTGCGATCGTGTCGTCGATCACGGTGGTGTAGCCGCCACCGTTGTATTGCACTCGGATCTGCAGATTGATGCTGGTGCCTTTTACATCACCCTCATCGGTGTATTGCTCAAGCCGCGGCACCGTGATGGTGACTCGAACAGCGTCGACCGTAGTGTCGGTGATGGTGCGCGTGATCGGTGTGGCCTGCTCGACCTTCACCTGAACACTGCTTTCTCGCTCAATATCGGAGAAGCCAGGAATGTAGGTCTGCGCCTGCGTGCCGTAGCGAGCCTGCAGCGTGACGTTCTGGAAGTTGTAGTCGGCAGATTGCGGATTAATCGCATCAGCACCCTGCCGCAGGATCTGCGTGCCGTTCAGAAATACATCCTTGAGCAGTGCCCGGTTGTAGTCATCAGTGCCGCGCGTATAGGCTGCGGCCGACGGGAAGCCTTCGATCTCGCCTTCGCTCAGCAGGTCGACGAACGTCGCATATTGCTTCGAGGCCAGCGTGTCGGGATCACGAACTGGCGTCCGAGTTGGCGCGACAACGGTCTGCTGGACGACGGTTGTACCACCGCCGCCACCGCCGCCGCCACCTGCACCACGGATCAGTTCGCTCATGCTTCTATCTGCACGGTGTCGATGCCGGCCGAGATCACCACGGAACCGCAGATCACTTCTCCGAACGCTAGAGGTAGCGGCACACCGGCTCGGCTGGTGTTCTGAATCCCGCTGAAGCTGTAGGACTTCTGGGGATCCATCTCGGTGTTGGTGGTGCCTTGTGGTCCGCTGTAGGTGCTGGATGCTGCCAGCGTTGGCGTTGGCGTCAGCGCCTGCGAGATACCGCCCAGGATCAGCGCGCCGCCGAGCAGGCCGATCTTGGTGACGGTGGCACCAGCAAGGCCAAGGCCAAGGCCAGGGATGAAGATCGCTGCAGCAACCAGGGCAACGCCAGCAAGGATCTGTCCAACGCCACCGCCTGCACCACCGATCACTGGCACGATCTTGATCGCATTGCTGCCAGCCGGACCGTGCAGCTCCTCCATTCCTACGGCATGATCACCGACGATCACGCGATAGTGGCGCGCCTCTTGGCACATGTGCCGCTCGACCTGCGGATAGTTGGCCAGTAGGAATCGAATCGCCTCTGCTGCACTATCAACGGCCGCCATGAACTTGCGCCGCCCGAGGAACTTGGCTAGCTGCCCATACACTCGGATCTCGCGCAGCATGGCAGTTCTCAGCCTTCGGTCAGTTTATCGGCGTCGCGATGGCGAAGTCTACGGCCGGTGCAATTTTGCAGCCAACCGCCGTACAGATCACGACTCGAGAGGCGACCGCGGAGATGGTGCAGCACCAACTGATCACCGATATACACACCGCAGTGGTTGAGGCCGCTGCCTTCGATGTTCATCAGCAGGCCATCGCCAAACTGCAGTGGCTCCTCCTCCGGCAGTTGATAGAAGCCAGCATCCTTCCAGAAGCCATCAAATAACGGCTGCGATTCAAAATCTGCATGGGTAGCCGGTCGATCCCAATCCGGCAGATCGATGCCGTGCTCGCCGTACCAGTCACGCACCAGCGTCCAGCAGTCACTCACATCCCACACCCAACTCCGACCGATGAGCGGTGCCTTGTAGCCAGTGGGGTGCGTTTCAGACCAGGCTTCAGTCTTGGGGTTGTAGATGAACCAGGGCAGGCCGGTGGCCTCGATGCTGATCAGATCGGCCTGGCTCGGTTCCGGCGGCGTCACCGGATGGCTATGGAAGACCGCTACGACTTCCCCCGCCTCCTCAGCAGCCGCATAGTCCTCAGGAGAGAGGACGAACTGTGTGCCATCTTGATCCAGATTGCAGCAAGGCCAGTAACGGCGACGGCCTTTGATAACGACCACCAAGCCGCAAGCCTCACGCGGATCTTCCTCGGCCGCATGAAGTGCGGCGTCATCTTTCCAGCTCATACGGTGTAGGCGCCGATGCCAGGGAAGCTGCCATAGGGCAGCTCGGAGGTTGCCCCGAACCGTAGCTTGCAACTGTTGAGGCGTTTGCCGCATACATCAGCGGCCAGGGTTCCGACCACGTTGTCGTTCGCATCCCAGTAGTTGCTGCCGGTGTAGCCGCACTCTGTCGAGCGGTAGACCCATTGGCAAATGTTGGCGATGCACTGCCGCTTCGGTGCCCGCACACCTACCAAGTCGAACGCCGCGGCCAGCTCGAACTCCACTATCTGCCGGCTCTCGGATGATTTGCGCGCGATCTTGTAGACCTCCCGCGGGAACTCAGCGGTCGGGTCCGGCGTGCCGTATGGGTTGGTTCCGCCGGTGAAGTTGGCGCCATCGATGTAGCGCGCCATGGTGCGGATCCTGGTAAGCGTTGCCCCTGTCAGATCATTGCCGGCAGTGGTCGCATTGACTGTCGCGAGGATCGTCGTGATGCTGCCGAGGATGTTGCTCACCTTGATCTTCGGCCGCGGCAGGCTGCCGGTGCCGGTGTACTCAAATCCCTCAGCCTCGACCGGGAACCGCTGATAGTTGTTGCTGTTCCAGACCAGCTCACCGTTGGCATCCATGTTGCTGCCGGCATGGAAGCGGTAGATCGTGTTGCTGCCATGCAGAGCAGTGACGAGCTGCAACTCAAATAGCTCGATGATGCTGCTCGGCGCAATCTTCTGTAGCTCTGAGACAGGTATCGCCATGGCTACGGCTCATACACCTCGATGAAGGTGGCGGTAATGTTATTGAAGTTGCAGGAGCGCAGCGTGGTCTGCCACTCCCTGCAGATGTATTTGCCAGCAGTGCCGCTAGGCGGGGTCCAGTCGAAGCTCTCAACGCCAGCTCGGGCATCCAAGAAGGCCGTGATGTTATCGCGCTCGGTGTCGGTCCGGTTCAGGAAGTTGAGTTGCCACTCCTTGCCATTGCGGTGCAGGCCGAAGCCGACGCGATGCTGGTAGCCATCACCTGCTTCGAAGGTGACCACCCTCGGCTTGCTGATTTCAGTGGCCTCGAAGCTGGGCGTGTAGGAGAAGGTGGCCATTAGTTGAGCAAGCCTCCTGGGCGCTTCTGGATCACGATCTCATTCTTGACGGCTTCGCTAATTGCCCGGCCGAACTCGGCGCCCTTGGCGTTATCACCTTGAACGCTGGTGCCGCTGGCGTCAACGTTCACCACCACGCTCACACCGCCGCCGCCATTAGCAGCCTGCACACCGAGGCGCCCATCACGGCCGCGGCGCAGCGGCATGATCGCCTCAGGTCCGGCCTCACCCATCAGACCAATGCCCTTGGCGAAGGGGAACATCGTCGGCTTGTCGACGATGCCGCCGCGGGCGAACTTCTGGATGCCGTTCTGGGCGAAGACGTTGCCCATCGCGCTCGGCTTGATATTGAAGATATCCATCACGCCACCTACCAATGGCTT